TTTAAGTAATTAGGGTCATGTCTGTCAACCGTTTTTGCACCATACATATAATAGTATTGTTTACCAGTATATGATGCGTCAATGGGTGCCCAATTCTGATTGAACGTACGTCCAACATCCTTGAACTTACCATCTTCACCAAGTGCTTCTGTATCATATCCATCTACACTCTCAGCAAATTCGGAATCATAAGCTCCGATATTCTGTTTATATAGATTCTGTCCATGGCGTTGGGGTGCACCGATTGCGTATAATTCGAATCTGTTCTTAGCATCATGCTGATAACTTGCTCCGAAATAATATGCCCATGCATCCGTCCATGTCTTGTCTATGACACCATCACCTGTTTTTCTAACACCAGTAAAACTCAAGGCAAGTTTATCACCTATCAAACCAGTATTATAATTAAAAGTTGATTTCAGGAATCCACCTGCACCAACTTCTTGTTTGTACTTACCACCCTTTGAATGAGCAGTAGGATCGGTTAGTATGTTTATAGTTCCACCAATAGAAGGTGTTGCTAAATTGACTGCGGACAGTCCACGTTGCATCTGGATAGAATGTGCAGCATCTGCTACACCATCCCAGTTAGACCAATAGACCCAACCGTTTTCCATATCGTTTTGTGGAACTCCGTTAATCATCACAGCGACATTTCTTTGGTTAAAACCACGAACATTGATACGAGCATCGCCCGCACCACCACCTTGTTGAGTAGCGTATACACTTGGTGTAGTACTCAGAGCCATTGGAATGTCTTGTGAACCAAGTCTAAATTCCATCTCCGCTTTACCTACCGTTGTATGTGCTACAGGTGTCTTTTCGCCAGCACGGGAAGCCAAAACTTCCAATGCAGACATCTCAACTACTGATACCATAAGTCCAAAGTTGAGAGTTACATCTCCACTAACATCAACTGATTTAGTAGAAAATGCATACCCAATAGATGAGGCTGTAATTGAATAAGAACCAGGTCCTATTGAAATAGTAAATACACCATCTGCATTTGCAGCGGCTCCCATTTCAGTTCCATCAACAACTACATTAGCTCCAACTAGGGGTTCACCAGTCTCAGATGTAACTGTTCCACTTACCATATGTTGTCCATAAATGAACATAGGCATAAGGAAAGTTAACATCATTGAGATTAGATTACGATATATTTTCATATTCGTTCTCCTCGTTGTTTATTGTTAAGACGCATTTTTCTACAGGTGCGTCAACTGCCTGTTTTGTGGCATGTGAAATCTTAATTTGCATACTCTTGATCATCATTATCACCAGAAATAGGTATAATTTCACAAGCATCGTTATTACAAAATTTATCTATATCTGCCTCTTCATTTTTAATTACTCCAAAAGTTAATTTACCAAGTTTTTTAACTTGCTTATTATACTCTTTTTTTTCTATTGCCTCATATGGCATTTGTCTGTATGCTCCTAATGGATGTCTTGGAAGTAAAGAAATACCTTTTAGTCTATATTGAAAATAATTCAACACATGTGGTAATTCATTGGCTTCAGTTTCAGGATCGAATGTTGCGGTACAACTCACTTGATTATCAGCCCAATGTCGTTGCATAAACGCGGCTAGATTAAATTGTTCCCAAATAGACAATTCTTTAGCAGTTCTTATACCTTGGCCGACATCCACAGGAACTTCTATAACCATTGTAGTATCCTCAGAACCAAATGCAGGTTCAACTGTATACCCTGCTTTCTTTAATGGCTCTATTAACTCTGAATATTTTGATACTCTAATTCTTCTTACATAAAATCTACTCTCTGGATAATGTAGTCCAGGTGTTGCGCCTGCCAACAATGAAACAGTTCCACTTGGTTTAACTGAAGTAGTTTTAATTGATTTTGGTATGGCGAACCAATCAGAATACATACAATCCCATTCTTGAATAGTATCATATCCCTTCTCTAACCATTTTCTTAATTCATCTAATCCATTATTAGTAATAAATTGTGCTACACCACTAACACTACAACCAATCCTACGATTCCTTAACATAACTCTGTTGGTATCACTCCAATGTGTTTTACCAAGTGTTACTGTTTTTGCATACAAATAGGCATATTTTAATGTCCTAAGATAATCCTCTAGTGTATCGTGATTGTTTGGAAATGTCTCTACTAAACAACATAATTCATAACTCTCTAATGTTTGTTCTAAACAAGGATTTCCACCTGCTGCTCTATGGTCTTTATTATCTTTACCATTTTTAAGTCTACTGTAACCTCGCATATTTTCTAACCACGCAAGTCCAGGTTCACCATTATCTGTAATTCTCTTGCATATATCGTTATAATCCATGCCTAACTCAGCGAATACCGAGTTATTAGAAGTCCAGCCGTACATCTCCCTATGTGGATTAACTTCATAATTTTTAAGATTGAGATATTCTTGATCTGTAGGCTTCCCAAATACAATCTCTGCTGTTCGTCTTACGTTACCTGCAACAACACATTTTCCTACAAGATTCATAATATCTACAATTGTAGTAACTGAAATAGTTTTTTCACTATTTTTATCTAATACTTTTCTAATTTCCTTGTGGATTTCTTTTAATGGTTCATGACCACTTGATACTCCACCAAATCCTTTGATTGGTTCACCAGCTGGTCTAACTTTTGAATAGTCAAATTGAATTTCTGCTGTTCCATGAAAATAACTCTCTAACAATAACTTTAATGATTCTACCCAACCCTCACGAGTATCAGGTATCATATAAATTTCTTCTTTTCTATCTCTATTTACACCTTTAATAATAATTTCACCAGCACCTTTTGTATCAAACCCAACACCAACACCTAACATTGAGGCATCCATTAAAAAACAAAATGGTTTTGCATAATCATCCTTAATAGTTCCAGTTGATACGAATGCACAATTGTTTAGTGCTGCATATAACTTCTTTTCTTCGGTGATTGGTGTTCCCATAGCCCATAAACCTCGACCAGGAGGTAAGAATTTCATATTGAAAATTCTTTCGTACATTTCTTGTGCTGATGCTTGAGCTTGCCAAGCATTCCAACCCAACTGATGAGATTCAATATGATTTTTTTGCATAGAATAAGTGCCCTCAACAACCCGTTGAACAGTTTCCCACCATCTCTCATTTTTGCCATCTTCTTTGATTCGAGAATAGGTTCTCATATAAACTAAATCACCTAACCCATTGAAACCAAACGGTGGCTTTTTCCTTTTATATTTACTTACAAAATTATCTGACAACTTAAAATTTTCCATTCAACAACTCCACATTTTTAAAAACTTACTTCACTTACTACACTATTAACTATAATATATATTCAATTCATTTTAAGACTTTACTCAAAACCCTCAAGTTTTTTTTCAGAGGTTTTGAAATCATCGTATTTATTTTTTAAAAACCCCGTCAACATCTCATCTGAATCCATTTTATTTGTTTGTTCCTTTCCTTGCCACGAATTTCCTTCAAAAATTTCTATAGTACCAACATTAGTATTAATGTTTGCAGGATATGTAACACCATCTATACCAAATCTATTTTTAATAACATGAACTCTACCTGTATTAGCTATCTTATCAGTTGCTTTTCTACTTACTGACATAATAAAATCTGCCGTCATAACTTTACTATATGCTTCAGCAACTTTATCAGCTTCAATTACATCTTCTTCTAACGCTGAACGGTTGGCTTGTGATGCTGTCCATATAGGTACATCCATCTCTCCCGCCAATCCACGTAGGTCTTCATAAATGTTTCCCAATGCTAACCTATACTCTTTTATTCCACTAGTATCTCTTAAAATATCTGCATAATCTACAATCACTATATCAGGAATAATACTTTGTATTTCTAATTGACTTAAATGTGCTGAAAGTGTTTGTACACTTGCACTTTTAGTAGGATAATGTTTAATAATTAAATTACCTGATAGCTTATTAACCTGTTTCTCAACTTCTTCAATACTATATTTTAAATTTGCAGTAGGTATTCCTGTTAATATAGTATCATATCTTAATCCAACATATGATTGATTTAATTCTAAAGTATAATGTACTGCAGTTAATCCTTTTTTAATACATCCGTTTCCTATACATTGTAACATCCATGTCTTACCAATGCCAGCTGGTGCTACAATAACACCAAGTTCTCCCTTACCTAATCCACCATCCATAACCTCATTAATTACATCCCAAGGAGTTTTAACAGTTGTTCTAGCAGATTCTTCATATCTACTTAATACACTTTTAATATAATCATGTCCTAATTCAGCAACAGTTCCTGCTTTCATAGCACCATCAATTACTGCTTTTATTTGTTCATACTCACCAATCTGTAATAAATCTACTGATTTCAAAATTGCATTTTTTAATGTCTGATTTCTACAAAATTCAAGTATTGTTTTTTCAACAAACTCTAAATCTGTAGCTTCTCTACTATTATAAACTTCTTTAAGATTGTGTATAACAGACGTTTTTAAAATATCATTATCTAAATCTTCTATTATTATTTTTAACGCTTCTAATGTAGGACTCTTTTTAAATTCTAAAAAATAGTTTTTAATATTATTAACTAACCATCTATCAGCCTCACTATCAAATATCTTTGGATCTAATATATCAAATATTGTTTGTAAAAATGTTTTTCTAAATAAAAGTGAAGTAATTATTTTTTTCTGAAATGATGTTCCGAATTTACTTAATGTATCTATATTATCCACTATTACCTTCTCCATATAAATCTTTGCGTACTAATTCTATTTTTTTCTTTCTATATCGAGCTACTGCCTTCTTTTTAATCAAATCCCTATTACGTTCATAATATTCCATATTCCAACGTCGTTGAGCTTCAAGCTTTTCATCTTGTGTCTTATATATTCTTTTTCTACCCACGATAAACTTTTATTTTTTCATATATCCATCTAATCTTAAAAAATGTTGATTAAGCCAACTATCAATATTAGGTAAATTGGTAAATAGCCTATCTTCCATAAACAACTTTTCAAAATTATACTTTTGTAACTGAGGTTTATTATTATCCAAATGATCTAATAATTTCACCTTTGTTGTTCCACTAATATCTACATCTTCAAGTTGCATTAACTTATAATTTCTATCAATCAATTCTGTATGCTCTGTTAGCTTTACTTTTAATTTATCTAAAGTATAATCTTCTTTATCTATTAGTTCAGGAAACTTCTTTATAATAGTTTTTAATCCAAATCTCGGTACACCAGTTACATTATCAGATTTATCTCCATCTAATATTTTATAATATATAAAGTTTTTAGGATGAATTTTATATTCCTCTACAACTGCATCCACATCATATAATTTTTTTCTAACTGGACTCCAAATTTTTATAGTATCTGAAACTAATTGTAAAAAATCTTTATCAGTTGACATTATTATAGATTTTTTAAATTTATTCTTTACATAATATGCTATAACATCATCTGCTTCTATATTATCTACTGATACAACACTAATAGGTAACAACTCAAGATAATTTAATAAACGCTTTAATTGCGTTATCATATTTATTTTTTCATCATCAGAATCTAATCCTTCAGCTCTATTTACACGTATAGTACCTCTTCTACGTTTTTTATATTCTGGATAAAATTTACGGCGGCGTGTAGATCCTCCCTTACCATCAAATACTATTACAACTCGCGTTGGTGCTAACATTCGAATTGCATAACCTATACTTCTTAAAAATCCAACAATTCCTCCGACGTGTATTCCATTTTCATTGGTGCTTGGAAATACACTAAAGACTCGGATAAATGTGTTTAATCCATCTATGAGAAGTACTTTATCGTCTACATCACCGCCATAAATATCAGCTTTTGATTTATCTTTAATCTGATTTAAAATTGATACATAATCATTAGAGTTCATCCATTCCATCCTCAGTCATCACAACATCATCAATCCCTAATTCATCCATATCATATTTTAAAATTAATTTTTCACATATCAATTCATATAAATGTTCTTTTAAACCATCAACATCAGCAAGTAATTGCTTAAAATCTTTAGATTGAAATTTGTGTTCGTTTCCTAAATTATCAATAAGGTTATACCAAGCTCCAGCTTGCTTTACAAGTTTGTAATCTTTCATTACAGTCAACCAACTACCTACATCATCAATTCCACTTTCGAAATAAAGAGGAAACTCCGCTTTTCTCAACGGGGGTCCCAATCTATTCTTTATAACCTGCGCAAGAATCGTCATTCCAATAACATTCTTCTTAGAATCTTTTATTTGACCTTTATTCTTCAATCTAATTCTTGTAGATGCGTGAAATGGTAGTGCTTTTCCACCACTTGTAGTCCAAGGGTCACCAAACATAACACCTAATTTTTGTCGTAATTGATTTGTAAACACAAGAGCCACTTTTTGTCTACCTATCATTTGAGTTATTTTTCTTAATGCTTTTGAAATAATAATAGCCTTAGCAGTAGCCCAACCATCTTTATCAAAATCTGCTTCCATTTCTATTTTAGTAGATGCCCCTGCTACTGAATCAACTAAAATTGTTACTAATCTATCTTTATCTGATTCACGAACTTTAGCAACTATATGTTCAATAGCCTGAAATATATCTTCTACAGTTTCTAAATGCAAATACAACATACTACCTACATCTATACCAATAACTTTTAAAAAATCTTGACTAACTGATGTTTCAGTATCTATATAGACTGCTACACCACCTTTTTTCTGACATTCAGCTAAAAGATGTGCACCAATTAATGATTTTCCACTTGATTCCAATCCATTAATTTCTGTAATTCTACCTACAGCAATTCCACCATCTGGTTTATTTGATATTGCTAAATCTAATAGTGTAGAACCTGTAGAAATAAATTCCTTTATATCTGTAGGTGTTTCAGTACCACTATCTAAGAAAAAAGCAACTTGATCGGTATCTTTAAATTGTTTGTTTAAATTTTCTGCTAATACAGCAGCAAGATCATCTCTTGTACTCATATAAAACTCCTAAAATAAAATTAGGGGGATGTTACCATCCCCCGAATTTATATTGTTAACTATTAAATAAATCGTCAAATGCATCTGTTGCAGAAGAAACTGTACTTTTAGCAGTTTCGGCAACTGGTGCTGTAGCAGGAGCAGGTTTAAAAGTTTCTTTCGATTCTTCACCTTCATCCTCTGATTTTCCTGAAATCCAAGATTCAAGAACTGAAGTTAATTCTTCATATGTTTTTTCTTTATAGATTTCATTCAAATTCTTCTGATTATTCAAAAGTTTTTCCATAAGATCTGCATCTTCTGTAATTGGAGTTTGGTTTGGTTTAACCCTAATATTTGTTTTAGGGAAAGCCGCACCTAGTTCTTCAGCAGTTTTAAACTCAACTACAATATCACGACCATTCATAGCATCTGTGATGTCGAAGTAATCAGGATCTGTATTAATAGAAAGTAGTTCTTGATAAACTGTCTTTCCGAATCCCCAGAACTTAACACCTTCAGATTCTTGACCACGAACTACAACTGGAGCAAAAGTTCTCATTTTTGCTTCCAATTTTTTACCAATTTGATAATCATCTCTGCTACCACCTTCTTTGAGTTTTTGTGAAAACTCTTCGATTGGGTCTGGACGACCGTTTGAAATTGGTGAAAGATAGTTTTTCGAGCCAATTTGATAATGAAAAAACAACTCAATAAATGGGTTGTCTTTATTATGCAAATACGGAACAATCCTAATTTGAGTCTGCCCAGCGGGCGGTTTCCATAGATTGCTTACACGAGTATTTGAGTCTTGAAGTTGCGATAACCTTGCTTTGATTGCATTAATATCCATTTTTTAATCTCCTATATTATGCTTTATTTTTTATTATTCAATATGTAGTTATTTCATTATAACCTACAATAATATATATAACCTAATTCTTGAAAAACGTATTTTTTTTATTTAGCTAAAAACTTTTTATTCATCGTTTTTGATACAGCCCCAACAGAAGTTACATCAATGAACTTAGCATCTTTTCCATACATTGTTTTAAATGCTTCTTTAGTTGAATCTCTCATATATTCAGCATCACCAATGTAATAACTTAAAACTTTAACACCTTTACCACGAATTTCTTTCATCATTTTTTTGGTATGTTTAACTGCTTGTTCATTATAATACCTAATTGTACCATTACTAAACATAGGCATTCCATCTGAAAAATTTAAGAAATAAGATTCTTTATCATTAGAACCATCACTTATTTTATTCATAATAGCTTGATAACATAATCCTTCAGGCGTTGTTCCTGAAGTTCTCAAAGATTTAAAATACTTTTTAACATGAGCTATTTTATTTTTTCTGCTATCATAAGCCATCAAAATAGCTGGCATTTCATCACTTCTTCTACTTTGACGATTATAAGTAGTATATCTAACTGAAACTTCAACTGTCAAACCTTCAATCATTGAAGCCGCTTTACAAATAGCAACAGTAGATTTAATAGTGTTATCCCATTTATCTCCACTCATAGAACCACTAGCATCAATTGAAATATGTAAGTGAGCGTCAGCGTAACTATCAGTAAATGTAGTAGAGAAAACTCTTTCATTACCAAACCCCAATTCAGCAATTAATCGTTTATCAATTCTACCACTATCTTTACGAGTCCATTTAGTATCTCTACTCTCATTACGAACTTTAAGTTTTTTTCCTAACATAGTTCCAAGTCTCAAACCTTCAACAACCGTTTTACTTGAAGCTTCAAGATGATATGAATAGTTAGTTAACGCTTCACATAAATCATTTTCTAATAAACCATCAGTAATTCTATCAATAACAACACATTTAGTTGTACCGTTATTATAAGAATCAGTTTTCCAATCATATTCACCAAGTTCTTTAGCACCAACATCCGTTAATTTCATACCTGATTCTTCTACTGCACTTATTTCACTAGCATACTTTTTAGCTAATTTAGTTTTTTTAGTTTTACCAGCAACAAAATCTTTCTGTTTATCAAATGCTCTTTCTAATTGTTTTTTCTGTGCTTCTGAAAGAACAATATCACTACCACTTGAATGACCTCTTCCAACTTCACCACCTTCAACAGCTTTTTTTAATCCTTCAAACTCTTCATCAGAAAGTTCTTTTGATTCACTTTTACCACTACCACTACCTTCTTCTTTTTCTTCACCTTTATTTTCAGAAGCAGGTTTATTAGAAACTTCACCATACTCATCAGTTTCTTCAATACCATCATCTAAATTATCAAGTATAATGTGATAAATACTAACTGCTATTTTAAAAGCAGATTTAGTATCTTTAATAGTTGATGGGTGATTTTCTACAAAAAGTAAATTATAAATTTTATCTAAATCAACAACGGCTTTTAAATTTCTATTTTCATTAGTTAAGTTGATTATTCTAAACAAATATGAATTCCAATCATTAGAAGTATATTCATCAGATTTTAATGCTTTATCAATCACATTAGAATGGAAATAAGTTTTATACATCGAATGGTAGTAACCCTTATAACCAGGAGAGTTTTTAAAAATATAATAATCAATTCGTCTATCTTCTACATAATTAAGAAGCATTTTCAAATGATTAAGTACGGCTTTTTTATCATATCCTTTTTTCTCAGCTTTAAGAATTGTTTCATTATCAGTAACAAAACCACCACTAAGATTTCTTAGAAATTCAAAATCTGAAAGAAGTATATGTGAACCTTCGTGTAGAGCCAAACCAACAGTACTATCAAAATTCTTTTCCTTAATATTAGAGGAAATAACAACTTTTTTACCATCAGTATAAGAATCTTCTCCACTTTTAAAAGTAACTCTAATATCATTTCTACCAGTAACAATGTTAACAAAGTTAGAAATAGAACGTCTATAAGATGCAAGTGCTATAGTATCTACTCTTGGTTTTTTTACTTCTTCTTCTTCTTCACCCCAACCATCAAATATGGAGGTTCTCCTACCGAAGTTATCTCCCATCCAAAAGGATGAATTAGAAGTTTTAGGTGAATTAGCACTATATTTTTCACGAAGTTTCATTGGGTTAAAATGTTTTAAAACTGACATCTTTTCCTTATTTTCCATAGTTGATCTTACTCATAAATTCATTAAAAGTCAAGGTTTTTTTTAAGTTTTTTGGGCAAGGGGGCTTAATAGTAATGCTCTGTTTCAGTCCTATTGACTCTACGGGGGATATCCGTATTGACACCATCTTCAGCCCCACCATTCCATTGAGACTCATCTGGGATTCGAACCCAGCCACCTGTTGTCGTAGTACTATGACAATCCACTCCTCTTATGAGCCTTGTACAAATTTATTATTTATCTCTCGTTTCCATACTGGATCATACGCATAAAACCAGGTACAAGTCAAGGTTTATTTTATTTATTTTCGATATTATCTATATCTATAATTTTATATAACTTAGTGTTTATTCTCTGTATACTATTCTCTGTATCGAATAGTAGGATGCAATTCTTATAATCGTCCCAATCAATACTGAATGTTTTGTCTAAAACTCCATTATTTAACTTACGAATTAATGTATTTAATGCATTTATAGTATAAAGTGTATTTGAGTGCTTTTTCCTGTGTAATGATATTGTATTTTTAACTCCATCAAGAAAATCATCTGTTTTAGGTATATTATATGTACACATTAATTGCTTTGGATCATCTATATTTGATAAAATATATATTTTATTATAAAAAATATCATTACACTCTATAATAAGATTAATTGTAAAATCTAAATTATGAATATCCGTAAAAGTGCATAATAATTGAGTATTCATTATATTATTTCAATTTGCATTGTAAAAATGCTACAGTATTTTTTGTTTTATTATTATAAGTACGTTCTACCTGACGTTCACCAGTAGCAAGTATCTTAGATTTATCTCTACCATTTAAAACTGAAACTATCTCTCCAGCTTCTGTTTCATACTCAAAAAATGATACACTATCAGGATTATCACCTTTATAATGTTTTCCTTTATCGGATGCCATCCTCAATCTACCACTTTTTAAAGCTTTTGACATTTTTTTCATAACTTTTTTAGAATCACCGTGTGGTGGAATAGGTACAGATACCACCTTACCCTTATCTACATAAAGAAATTCTCTCATTTCTTCAGGTGGATTAGTTCCAACAAAATTCCATAATAAATGATCTAAAAGTATTTGAGCGCCTTCTTCAGGAGTATCAGCTTCTTGTGCAATTTCCATAGTAGATTCTAACATATGTTCTGCAAAATTAGTTTTATCTGATGGCATATTAACCAATTTATTATAATAACGTTCTCTAATTGCTTCAGGTAACTTCGATATATTTTTTTCATAATATTCTTGTAAAGCTTGCCTACGTTCTTCACTTCCTGGTTCAGTTGAAGCTACCGCTTTAGCTACTCTAGCAGCACCCAACTGTCCTAATTGACTATTTGTTCCATCTTTTATTGAAATACCCACTAAAAGTACCTTTTCACCATCTGGAGTTATACCATAAACAAATAAATCTGATCTATTCTCATCTGTATCCAATCCGCCTTCGCATACTATACTCAATTTAGTACCTTCTGGTAAATCTCCCTGTTCAATTGCAGTATCTAATGTAGCTTGAGAAGCTGCTCTAATATTAGCTATATCTTCTTTCTCTAAAAGAGGTTTTAATAAACCTAAAGCCTTATCAAAATTATTTGGATCTTGTAACCAAAGTTTCCCTGTTCCTTTTAAATCTTGTACATTTACTACAGTTCCATCGGGTGTTGTATATGTTCCCTCATTTATCAGTTGAGTTAATGCCTCACTCATTAACTCTGGAGTCATTCCTTCAGTACCTGCAATAACCATAGATAAAGCTGATATTGCTTCGTATGCTTCTGATTCTCCCTGTGCTTTTCCTACTCCTGGATCTTTTTTTACAAATACCTTAGCTTTAGTTCCATCTGGAGCTATAATATAAAACTCTGTTGGTTTTGAAGTTTCTTCTATTTTATACCCTTTCTTCCTCATCTCCGCCTTAACTTCATCTGCTTTTGCTCTCCTAACAGCATTATTACCACTATCGGTTAATACTCTTAAATGTAGTGTACTTCTAGCTGAAGATGCCCAAGCTATAAAGTTAAATTTTTCAGTAGCAGATTCAGTCGCTCCTGGTATTACAGGAGAACCTGCTACCTCTCCTAAATCATCAGATATTTGTGATGCTGATTCCACTTTACCACTTAAAAGTTCTTCAGAAAGTTCTTCATTACCTTGTTTAAGATTTTCTAATGCCTCTTCTTTAACTTTTGGAAATGTTTTTAACTTACCGTGTGTATCTTCTAACGGTTCAGACTCTGTAGTTTCTTCTTTATCTCCAGTTTCTTCACCCTCTTCACCTTCTTCATCTTCTTCACCACGAGTATAAACCTTTTTTGATCTTGGTGAACTATATGTTTGACCTTTTTTAGCTTTCTTTCTTGCAAGTGCTAATGTTTTAGCAATCACATCAGCTTTTTCTTCTTCAGTAAGATTAAGATTATCTAATAATGAATAGATAGCCTCAAGACTCCAACCTTCTTTTATAAGTTGATTCTTTAATAACATTACATCATCAGCTCTTTTAAAGTTGGGCATACCATCCTTACATCTCCAAGCTATTTCATTTACTATATCTTTAAAGGTCATAACGTTCCATAGTGTGATAATTTTTTCCTGCTGTAATTTTGGTTGGATAACCATCTACTTCAAGCGTTGTTTTAATATCATTCAATATACTTTCACCATCTTTTTTACAATAATCAAAAAGAAAAGCATCATAATTATATAATATCAATTTACTCTTCTTATTCTGTAAACATTTCTTTAAGGTTGTTATCAAACTCATATTTCTTTCAGTTTCCATTAACTGAATCATATAATTAAACAATTTATTTGGATTCATATCAAATAAATTGCTTTTAATAAACCTTCGATTATAAATATCGGAAACTACTTGTTTCTCCTTATTATAAGTATTCCATAAAGTATTAACATATTGATTAACACCTTCAAAATACGGTATTTGTTGTGCTATTTCTTTTGTAATACCACCATATAAATATTTAAAACTTAACTTCTTAGAATCTTCATAATTTGTATTATACTGTTTCGCAAAATATTCATGAACAGATTCTTTAGGTAAATCATATTCTATTTTATTTCCAACTAATCTTAAATGATATGAATCAAAATCATATTCTATTAACATACCTTCATTTTTAAATCTACTAACAAATCGTTCCCTACTTCCATCTTTTTTATTTAATGCCGCATAATTGATTCCCCCAAAACTATTTGAAGGACGTCCTGTAGAAGTTAGTAAATTATATTGAGTATATTCATATCCATCTTCTGTATATAACCCACCTGTTTCAATAAAATTTAAATTATTAATCATCTCATTATTATATTCATCAAATGTAAAATTATCTAAAATATATTCTGCATATTGAAATGCAAATCTACAATATTCAAGATGTTTCAATATTGGTATGTATTTATTTAAATCTTCAATATTAAAATAGTTCATTTGATACCACTTATGTGTTTCAAAATCAAATAATTCATCAACTATATAATGTTTATTACTTACCGAATGTAAATAATAGTGTAGATCGATATAATTTTGTAACTTAATTTGATGAAGAGCTTCTTTTGCTCCAAATAGATATACTTTTTTAAAATTCAAATTTAAATCTGTAATATTTACTTTTTTAGCATCACAATTTGAAATATTAATCAAATATTCATTTTCAAAATCATTTAAATATACTGCAGAAATTGGATTGAATAAACTATGCCTATTAATATCATCATATATAAACTGTACAAAAACTTCTTTGTTTTCTAATTTAGAATATAACTCTTTCGCACTATTACTAGTTTCGACTATTTGTATTTTATTCAAAATATAACCTTATTTTCATCAGTACACCATTCATTTCCTTGACCATCTTCAGCAAAGAAAAATGATACTAAAGACCATCTAGTACCTTTTGTAACGGGTTCTATACTATGTATAACATCTCCATTATGAAAAACCCCGCATCCTTTTTTTAATTCACTACTTCTTTTTATTTCTTTACCTTCTATAAATACAAAGTCTCCACCTTCATATTCAAAATAATTTGACAAATGTATTGTAGAAGATACAACTGTTTGGTCAGCATGCCAAGGTAAGTTTTCTCTCGCACCATCTCCATACTTTCTAATATAAAAATCTGCGTTACTAATGCTTGGATACTTATCGTAAGCAATTTGTACTATATTTCTAATCTCAGTAACAGTACAAAGTTTTTCCATAATTTTTTGTACAACGGTTACTTGCCATTCAGGTAAACCGTCTACAGTATCAAGTATCTTATCATTTATATATTTACTTGTCCATTCTATTATTGATTTACAAGATTCATCTGATAATAAAACTCCTGTTTCAAATGTTGTATTATTTGAAATAAAACTTTCTGCTATAGCTAGCCTACGAGACTCCATATATTCATTATAGGAGTATGATTTTATAATATCAGAAAGTATTTTCCAAGCTTCTTGACTCAATGTATATAACCTTTGTTTTTAACTATAGTTATTTACCACCATAGTATTTAATATAATTATCAATCAACACTTTTAAACCTTTAAATTTTTTATCAGCTAAAAAAACTGCCTCTCTATTAGCTCTCATTACCACAATCCTACTTCCCCGTAATTTCCAAGTAATAGCATAATATGTATATAAAGGATCTAAATTCATAAAATTCCTTTTAATTTCAAATGGAACTTTTTCACCAACTTTTTTAGCAAAAAATCTTACAAAAAATCCATTATCATAATCTACTGGTAATGGTATTTGTTTACTTGATTTTATTGGATTAACAAAGCTAGTATCTTGTGATAGAATTTGATATTGCTGTGTATCATCTTCTATAGATAATTTATCAAATGGAACTATAACTTTGCTAGCTTTATTATGCTCTTCTCCAGTCATATAAACTATTAAACCATTATTTAAATAATGAGAATGATATTTTAACCCCAATGGTACATTTCCCCCAAGAGAATATCTAAATTGTTTAAATTTAGTTTTACCTAAAAACTTAGTAGATATAGTTCTTTTATTAATCGCTTTTATTTGTTGTACATTCATATAATTAAGAAATTCCCTCATCAACCCGCTGATATTTGGTATCTTTCTCACTAGTCAACTTACTTTCTCGATACATCCTACCACTATTAATTAATATTGATTTATGTTTTTTTCTCATTTTTTCTATCAACTTTGTATCTGCTGTCGTAAGTTGTATATTTATAAATCTATCTTCTTCTTCAGTTAAAGAAACTTTGTCTTTTATATATTTAGCAACAAAAATACTCCGCATTTTACCAATAATTTCTGTTGTCCAATTGTTTTCACTAATTTCATGGTTTATTTTTGAAACAAAAAATACACATTCAGATTTAAATCTTTCTTCTATATAATCTGTATGAAAATCATTTCCCCAATTTAATCCTGATAATCCTTGTATTTTTATACTTAATTCAGCCATATCCAAGCTTCTTGTATCTCTAGCTGTTAATTTATCATATGTATCACCTACTTTCAACCAAGTCATTTTTAATCTATGATTCATAACTTGTTTAACATTTTCATACATTATACCATGTGCATCTATTGATATCCCGCGTTTGAATATATTTAGCTCTCCGTCTAGTGGTACATTTTGCTCTCCGACATATCTATACATAAGTTTTTCTTCTTCTGGTCGCTCTCTTGTGGGTGCTTTTTTTAATTTATACTCTCTATTTATTGTGTTTGTATTTGTTGTGCCATCTAACTTAATTTGTTTTACTATTTGTATTAAACTTCCTTGAAATCCAGGATCAACTTCAACTTTTTGTACAGCCGTACCACCTGAACTAATAGCAGCAAAAATTGGCCCTTGATCACCATCTCCTCCAAAATTTGCATTTTGAAGCGCTTTTTCCCCAGCTAAAGAATTACCATATACCATAGCTAAATTAATCGCAGAGGCTATTTTTACTGTTAAATTTTGGTTAAGTACAAATCCTCCGTCTTTATTCCAAGTTGGAAATACAAATACCTCTCCTTCTGGTGGCGTTTCATCAGCTTGTCTCCTTGAATCTATTCTATTTTGCTCAATTTGTACTCTTATTTTATTTAGTACTTGCTCAGAAAGCGCTGATAATGAATTTTTTTCATAAACACCTATTTTATTATCTACTTCAAAAATGTCAAACTCCCAAAATCCTTTATATCCCATATTTTCAATTTTGTTTAAAAGTGTTCTTAATCCTTCTATTGGAGTTGCTGCACCTATAAATGAATCCTGAATTAACCTATAATGTAATACCAATCTTCGAATAGAACCCCTTATATGATCTTTTGTTTCAGCCTTCCCTTCCCTCTGATCATATAAATTTTCTAGCTGCTTTTTTCTCATCATTTCGTCCACATTTCCGCTGTAGTTCGAAAGTATAGCCTTCTGAGCCGGGGTCGGTTCGGTGTAAGCTGGTTCATCAAACCCTAATGCGGATTCTGATATCTTAATATAATCATAAACTATTGGATGATATGCACCAAAAACAGAACTCACGTCTCTGGGAGTACCGAGTTCCGTTATAATGGTCTCTTTACCCTTATATGATGAAGCTATCCCTTTTCCACCAGTATCCTCAACTATTGTTTCTTCAAAATGACCTCTTGATATGCTTTTGAAGTAGTCTGCTTGTATAGATTCTGACTCGTTTTCTAACAGTTCTGGCATTCTGCCAGGAATAATTAATCTGTTAGGTGTAGTTGTATATAAATATTTATGAGAATTTAGAGGAAGTGGTATACCAGATTGATCAACAGATTCCCATTTTAGTGGATGAGAAGTAGATTTATTTTTACCATAAACTACATTTAAAATATTATCTTCAAACCATCCCCAAGTAACATACGGACCTATTTCATTATTAAAATCATTATAATTAAATTTTTGTCCGGCCATTAAAATTGGTGTTTTCTCTGCCTCATAATAAATTCCATGTTTTTTTACATCCAATTCGGTATTATTAACAACTTTCTTATTTGGATATTGTACTAAATCTCCTACATCTACAAATGGTTTACCAGTAACTGGGTCAAGTTGTCCAAGCTTTCCAGCACTTTTATAACATTTAATAATATAATCTTTTAAATCTTTAAAAAAATCGTTTGGTGTAGCAGCCCTAAATTTTTCTTCTATTGTAATTCCCCACTCGTTTCGCTGTCTACCAACACCTAATGCTGTA